CTTCTGGTGGGTCATGAAGTGGGCCATGCACTATATACTCCTGATATAGATTGGAGTAAAGATAGAGTCATCCCACCATCTTTCGTAAATATTGTAGAAGACGCTCGCATCGAGAAGATGATGAAGCGTAAGTATGCTGGACTAGCTAAAACTTTCTTTGCTGGTTATCAACAACTTTCTGATGATGACTTCTTTGAAATTGAATCCGAAGATCTTGATAAAATGAATCTCGCAGACCGTGCGAATCTATACTTTAAAATTGGTAATTATATTGACATTCCTTTCGCTAACCAAGAAGAAATTCGTTTAATTAAAGCAATCGCAAATTGTGAATCATTTGATGATGTTCTTAATGTATCTGAAGATCTTTATAAGTATTGTAAAAAATCTCAAGAAAATGATTCCCAAGATCTAAAACCAACATCACAAAATCAAAATCCTAATGGTCAACAAGATGGTGATCAACAGCAAGATAGAGAATGGTTTACTGAAGATGAGTCTGAAGAAAACAATGAGCCATTAAAAAATAATGATCCTGATCTTGACACTCCAAGTTATGAGCAAAATCAGGAAGATAAACCCTCTGACAATGAACCAGAAGCAAAAACTGATGCAGCTTTCGATAAAAATATTGAAGATCTTATCGATGATGAATCTGGTCTCGGTGAAAATGTTTATGTTGAGCTTCCACAACTTGACATGAATAAAATTATTGTAGACTATTCACAATTTCATGAATATCTAAACACGTCATTCTCTGAAAATCAAAAAGAATACGACCAGAGAATGAAGGCATATAATTATGATAGTAGAAATCTTTATCTTACATCAGATACTGAATATCTGAAATTTAAAAAGTTTGCACAAAAAGAGGTAAATTATCTTGTCAAAGAATTTGAATGTAGAAAATCTGCTAGTAGTTATGCTCGTGCTACTACTGCTAGGACTGGAGTTTTGGACTGCTCTAAACTCCACACATACAAATACAATGAAGACCTATTCAAGAAAGTAACCACACTTGCCGATGGTAAGAATCATGGTTTGGTGTTTGTTCTTGACTGGAGTGGTTCGATGGCAGACACTCTTTTAGATACTCTTAAGCAACTATTCAACTTGATTTGGTTCTGTAAGAAAACTAATATTCCCTTTGAAGTCTATGCATTCACCAATAATTGGAGAGTGCCCGATCCAAATCGCGAAGGATTTTTTAAGGTTCCAGAACAAGCTTATGATTTAAAAGATGGTTTACTACAAGTTTCTAAAGACTTCAATCTGCTTAATATGCTTAGCAGCAGAACTAAAACTTCTGAGTTTGAAAACTGCATGAGAAATATTTGGAGACTTGGTGCTGCGTATGGTGTTCGATACAGTGGGTATGATGTTCCATCTTTTGCTGGATTATCTGGAACACCTTTGAATGAAGCTATTATTTCTCTAAATCAAATCCTTCCAGATTTCAAAAAGAAAAACAAACTTGAAAAAGTTCAATGTGTTGTTCTGACTGATGGTGAAGCACATCCGCTAAATCGTCATGTTCAAATCTCATTCAAACATGGTGAAGATGGATATATTGGCGTTAGATCTGTGTATGCTCATTCAACTTTTCTTCGTGATCGTAAAATTGGTAAAACCTATCGTTTCGATTATGGGTATCACAAATTTACAGGAACTCTTCTGAACAATCTTCGTGATCGTCACCCAGACGTAAACTTCATTGGTATTCGTGTCCTTGCTCCTCGCGAAGCAACTAAGTTTATGAGAATGTACCTAGATAGTGATCAGTTCTTTGCTGCAGAAAAATCTTGGAAAAAAGACCGTAGTTTCTCCATGAAAAATGTAGGATATACTGCATACTTTGGGCTATCTTCTAATGGTCTTGCTCAAGATACTGAATTTGAAGTTCAAGACAATGCAACTAAAGGTCAAATCAGAAATGCATTCAAGAAGTCACTAAATTCTAAGAAAATGAACAAGAAAGTTCTTTCAGAGTTTATCTCCCTGGTTGCTTAACCAACCAGTTTGTAAACTGGCGGCCGCCCCTTCCATTCTCGCGGTTCATCCACTATAATAAGTACATCGAAACAAATCACTCATGGCAATTTCTTCTGAATACATCGTTTCATCACTGCAGGCAATCTATGGAAGCAAGGTTTCTTCTGGAGACTTACGTGCATGGTCTGCAATGAGCGGTGTTAGTTATCAAACTATTACTAATAAAATTGCTGATCGTAAAGTAGGTCGTGGTAAGTGGAATCTAGAAGTAACACAAGAAACTGTAAACGAACTAGAAGAAACTTACAGTGCCCCTGCAGCCATGCCTGCAATCGAACAAAACCTTATTCCTCAAAAAGATGATTCCTTTGTCCAGTTTGGTAATTTCAAAGATCTTAAAAAAATTATTCAGTCCCGTAGTTTCTATCCAGCGTTCATTACAGGGTTATCTGGAAACGGTAAAACGTTCTCTGTCGAACAAGCGTGTGCGGCGCTAAATAGAGAGTTGATTCGGGTGAATATCACCATCGAAACCGATGAGGATGATCTTATTGGTGGCTTTCGTCTTGTTAACGGCGAAACTGTCTGGCATAATGGACCCGTCGTGGAGGCTCTTTCGCGTGGAGCTATTCTCCTTCTAGATGAGATTGACCTGGCATCCAACAAGATCCTGTGTCTTCAGTCTATTCTTGAAGGTAAGGGTGTCTTTCTGAAAAAGATTGGCAAATATATTCAACCTAAAGATGGATTCAATGTCATCGCAACTGCCAATACAAAAGGTAAAGGAAGTGAAGATGGCCGCTTCATCGGTACTAATGTTCTTAACGAAGCGTTCCTTGAGCGATTCCCAGTAACATTTGAACAAGGGTATCCTCTTCCTGCAACAGAGCAGAAGATTCTTGAAAAAGAATGTAAAGACACCGCATTCTGTAAGAGTCTTGTAGATTGGGCAGACATTATCCGAAAGACTTTCTTTGATGGTGGTGTCGAAGAAGTAATTAGTACACGTCGTTTGGTTCACATTATCCGTGCATATTCGATCTTTGGCAATAAAATGAAAGCAATTCAAGTTTGCCTAAATCGTTTTGACGATGAAACCAAACAGTCCTTCATGGAACTGTATGACAAAGTTGATGCCGATTTTAATTTGAATATTGAAGAATGATAGAAATCTCTCAAAAATGCCCAGATGTGTGGTATATAAAAAACATCTTCGATGAGAATATGTATGAAGGAATTCTTGAAGAGTTCCTTCCATTTCATTCTCAGTGGGTTTTTGATAAACATGAGAATCCAAATGATCCAATTTTTGGAATGATAATGGATTGTCATGATCATACAGAGTCTTGGCCTTACAGCACAAATTTTCAGTTTATCAAGGCATCAACTATTGCTAAACTTCAGGTTCAAAAGATTTTAAAAAGAAATTTGGAATTGACTAGAATCAATACCAATATTCAATTTCATGGTCAAGACTCTGCTTTCCACGCTGACGATGATTATTATGTTGATAACCCTGACGCTAGGTGTTGGACAGTCGTTGTTTTTTCTGAGTATGAATGGGATGCAACATGGGGTGGTCATGTAGAGATTCAAACTGAAAGGAATTCTGAAGACTACCTAGCACTTCCATTCATGCCTAATTGTGCTGTCCTATTTGATGGAAGTTTGTATCATAGAGGATTGGCTCCTAATAGATTTGCTCAATGTGAAAGGAAAACACTTGCATTTTTGTTTAAAGAGGTGTAGAATATGACTAACTCATGGAGTTTGCTTTACGACGAAATTATGAACAATGATGAAGATAACATCATCCTGAGTGATGATCCACTAGACAAACTTGCATCAGAGACGTATGATCAATTTGCATCTACATTTACTGATACTTTGACTGAAAAACTGAAGCAAGAAGAAACTTCAACTTATACTCAATACAAATATAGTGAGGATGCAATCCTCAAAGAACTGAAAGAATATATTACCAGCACTTATAAACAACACTATTCTGCTGGTGATGATAAAATTCAGACTCTTGATCTGATTGAAGCATGTGGTGATGGTGAAGCATTCTGCCGATCTAACATTCTCAAGTATGCCTCTCGATACGACAAGAAGGGCACTGCTCGTCGTGATATTATTAAGATCCTTCATTATGCAGTTCTTCTTCTGCATTTCAATGACAAGAACTCTCAACGTGAAACTTACAATCAATGAAACTTTCTAAACAGACTATTGCTATTCTCAACAACTATTCTGATATCAATCAGTCTATCCTAGTCAAACAGGGTAACAAACTTCGTACTATTTCAGTGATGAAGAATATCCTGGCAGAAGCTGAGATTGAAGAAAAGTTTCCCAAGGACTTTGCTATTTACGATCTACCACAGTTTCTAAAAGTTCTTCGCTTGCATCAAGATCCTGAGCTTGATTTCACTGAAGATAACTATGTTACCATCAGAGAAGGACGTAATCGTTCACGTTACTTCTTTGCTGATCCAAACGTAATCGTGTCTCCTCCAGAGAAGCAACTTAATCTTCCCACTGAAGATATTACATTCCAGATTAATCAAAGTCATTTGAGTCAACTTCTACAGGCAGCTAATACTCTTGATCTACCTGATCTCGCAGTTATTGGTGGTTCTGGTGTAGTTCGTCTGTCAGTTCGTGATAAGAAAAACGATACTTCAAATGATCACTCAATCGTAGTTGGTGAAACTGATAAAGAATTTAGTTTCAACTTTAAAGTTGAGAATATTAAGATCCTCCCTGGAAACTACACAGTAACGATTTCCAGCAAGTGTCTATCAAAATTTACAAATACAGTTGAGTCACAAGAACTTGATTACTTCATTGCACTGGAACCAGATTCAGTCTATAATGGATGATGAGGAGATTGGTTCGTATTTGGAAATACTCCTTAGGGAGTTTTTCCGATGACAAAACGAGACCCTATGACAACTACGTGGTTTGCATACGGTCTGTTATATTTCTCTCCTATCTTGTCACTAATTGTTTTATTATTGGCGGAGTAATTCGTCATTGGAACAATAAAGGTGATGCAGGTGCTACAATATACATCTGTGCAGACAAACCAAACAACGGTTATTGGTGTACTAAACAATGAACATCTTCGCAACAGACCCTAGCCCATGGAGATCTGCACGGGTTCTTCCTGATAAGCACATCGTCAAGATGCCTCTAGAGACCTGTCAGATGCTTGCTATTGTATGCTCCGACAAATGGGGCCATAGTTTCGGCACTCTTCCTAGAGCAGATGGCACTGCCTATGCTACTGAGAAGGGTGCTTTTCGTAATCATCCCTGCACTATCTGGGCAAATTCCTTTGTAAATAATTGGCAGTGGCTCCTCGCTCATGGACTTGCTATGTGTGATGAGTATACTGCCCGCTATGGCAAGGTCCACACCTGCCAGAAGACGTTGATGGTCGCGAAGGACATACTGCCCACAGCGGACCCTCAGGGACGCTCTGGGAAGGGTCCTACGCCCTTTGCCAGGGCTATGCCCGATGAGTTTAAATATGACGATAGCATAGATACCTTTACTGCATATAAATTGTATATTGCATCTAAACCTTGGGTAAAGGATAATTATCTTCGCATACCAGAGAGGAAACCAGAATGGATTTAAGAGATAGAGTTTTCAAATACAAATTTGAAAAACATCATGATCTTAAAGATATTTTGTTGGATAAAATTTCAAAATCACAATCCGAAACTGTAGAGGAAGAAGAAGGTGATGGTAGTATTATCTCAAGTACAGATTATTTTATTGGATTAAAAAAAGAATACAAAGCCCCATATTATTGGCTTTTTGAAGATAATCTTGATGGATTTTTTGATTTTTTATCTGAAAAATATTTTATGGATACTTGGAATATTGGACATGCATGGTATCAGCAATATGTAACTGGTGATTGTCATGACTGGCATATACACCCAGCCGCAAACCTCTCATACGTTTATTATCTGGAACTTAGTGATCCCAAGTATGCAACTCAATTTTTTGATACGGAAACAAAAGAGGTGTATCAACCAGAAGCGGAAGAAGGTGATATAATAGTGTTTGACTCGTACATACCCCACACATCACCTAAGATTCAGTCCACAACTAGAAAGACAATTATTAGTTGTAATATGCATTTCGATTTCTCGCTTGATATTCCCCGAATTAAATCTTTATTGTGAAACATATTCTCTTTACCTTAAAAGAGTGTTCTGCTGAGTTGTTAGATGATGAAGAGTTCATCAGAAAACTCCTGTATTACACAACAAAGGAATGTAAGGCAACTTTACTACACCTGGCAACTTACAAGTTTGACCCTCAAGGTGTAACTGGATTTGCAATGCTCTCAGAATCTCACATTAGCATTCACACCTGGCCCGAGAAGGGCATGGCAGTATGTGATGTATTTACATGTGGGGATACCGCTATGCCAGATATTGGTGTAGAATATATGAAGGAACAACTGAAGGCAACCGATCTTGTTTCTAATGAATTTATCCGTCCTTTTCATTAAAGGAACTAAACTATGAATGACTTTCTCTGGGTTGAAAAGTATCGCCCTCAGACTATTGAAGAATGTATTCTCCCCGAGGACATTAAAAAGACCTTTCAAGATTTCCTAGATAAGGGTGAGGTCCCTAATCTTCTTCTAGCGGGTCCTGCTGGT